ACCTCTTGTGAGAGCTCTTTATATTCGCTAACATCTAAAAATATGCCATTTTGTTTAATGCACCGCTCATTTTGTCTTTTAATGTTTATCAAGGCTCTCAGACTTTTAGAATTTGAATGCGTCGTGGTTATCTTTTTAGAAAGAGCTTTGTTCGCTGCAGCTTTTATAGAATTTGCCAGTCTTACCGCCTCATCTATATCTTTTGTGAAAAGGCAAAATTTAACAGTTAGCTTTTTGCCATCTTTAAGAGCAGTATCAAAAAAGTAAAAATTTGGTCTGTTGGGAACCTTGGTGATCAATCTAGAGCTCATAGAATGATCCAAATAGTTTCTGTAACAAAAGTGCAAAATTTCTGTAACAAAGCTGATTTGTCTGAAATTTAGGACAAAAATATCTGCTAATAAATGTGGTTAAAATACCGAAATTTAGGGAAGTTGGAAAGAAAAATACTATGCTGGTGGCGGACAGAGAGGGATTTGAAAAATCAACTCTTACTACGTATTAGATGCTATTTTAAAAATATTAGTCAGCTAAAAGATCAGCAAAAAAGATGTTTTCTTTTTAAATTTGGTGTATTTTTGAAGAATTATACCATTTTATTTTCGTCCATTTTTGTTGGCTTGTCTTTCTCTGCTTCTTGCGCTTCTGCCACCAGCTCTGCTATTTGAGCTTGAAGAGCTAGAGCCGTGTTTTTCTCTTTGCCTTTCTCTACTAGCAGCACTACGCCCACCTGCTTGTTTTTTACCCCCGCTCCAAGAGCTATGTCCGCCATTAAAGGCTTTTCCTGCGGCAGCGCTAAGCCCAGCTCCACTTAAATTACCAAAACCTCCATTATAGTGAGAATGTGTATCTGAAAAGCCGCCCCAACCTCCATCGAAACCACTATAACCACCTCTGCCATTGCCGCCACTTCTTCCATTTTTACTAGCGGCAGCTTCTGCTGCTTTTTGTTTTTCGATAGCCGTTTTTGCGGCAGCAAGGGCAGCAGCTACTTTTGAAGCAAGCCCATAGTCGATTTTAGCCCCACCAAAGCCAACCAAACCCATTGCCTCTACCATATTGCCTGCTGGAGTATTTGAAAAACTAAAATTTCCGTTTTTATCAACCGACACTCCAAGCCCATTGCCGCCATTTCTCATTATTGATGCAAGTTTTGTGGCAGTGTTTGCCCACTCATTTGAGCCAGTATATGTGTTTTCTCTAGCTGTTGTGCTGGCGTTAGTGTGATCACTTTCTGACGCTCCAGCTGGCGCAATATTAAAGGCATTCAAATCAAAAGCTACTACTTTATCAAGCAATGATTTTGTTATTTGCTGCGTCGCACTAAATGCCACATCTGATAGCGTTGTATCAAAACCTGCATTTTGTAGTGATGTGCGAGTGTTTATCTCGTAGTTTAGCCTGCCTAGACTATCCATGCGCATATTTGTCATTAGCGAGCTTTGCGACCTTATGCCCTCTAGTTTATTGCGTGCAAAATTTTGCATTGCTGCTCTTGCTGGATCAAGGCTAGTTAGTGTTTTTGTGCCAGGTCTGCCATGTAGTGCATCATCAAAGGTTTGTTGCATTTTGTATCCATATAGTTGTTTGCCAACTCTCACGCCAGTTATGTTGCCGTTGTAGTCAGTTTGTCCTATCACTGCATCAGGTATGCCAAACCAACCGCTAAACGTATCTTGCATAAACTCGCCAAAACTCATAGGGCGATCATAAAAAGCAGTGTTGCCTACTACTGCGTTTAGATCACCACCAAAACCAAAACTATTATCAAGCCCTACCGCCATCTCAAAGACTTCAGTTATAAGGGCGTTAATCAGTCCAGCTATCGGAGCTATACCAAGTGGGGATATGGTCGTGCCAAGTGCTGAAAGTGTGTTTTGGATAGCGACCGAGGTTAGTGTGCTTTTCATATTTTGATACATCGCCTCAGCTACGTTCATGGCGTTAAAGCGTCCATTTACAATGCCATCATATAGCATGCCAGCCAAAGCTTGACCTACTACGCCACCATACATCCTGCCGACGTCCTCAGCTAGATTTTCGGCATAGCTGTCGTTTCTTAGCTCGCTTACAAACTCTTTTAGGCTTGTGTAGTCGCCTCTTTGCAAACTAGCAAAGCCATTGCCGTCTATTCTGCCAAAGCGATTATCTCTGTTTGAGTTTTTAGGAGTAGAGAATTTTATTTTAGATACTGCTTCTACGCCGTCTAAGAGTAAATTTATACTCGTATCATAGTCAGGTTGATTTATGGCGATTATCATCGGCATTAGCACGTATTCGGCAAAGTCTTCATTTAACCCAACTATTGCGCCGCTTAAGTTGCCAGCTTGCGCGATAAAAAAACTCCTTAAATCAGGCGAAGGTGTGTTAAAAGCAGAGTAACCAAGACTACCTGCTTGATAAAAATCAAACTGGCCACCAGCCATAAATTCATAGTCGTCGCCAGTGTCCGAGTTTGTTAAATTTAGTATATCACTTAAGCCGATCATTTCTTTGTCATCGTGAAGTTTTTGTTTTCATCGATCGTAATATCGTTTTTAATCAAAGCATGCACCATATTAAATAAGTACTTTGTCATATCAGACGGCACTATCATTCCGCCAGCTTGATTTTCTGCTATAAAGTTTCCAAGCACCGACATTGATTTGATTATCCTATTGTCGATTACTTGCCTATCTACTGCGCGCTGCTGGCTCTCTGCTAGTGCTTGCTCTTTTGCTAGTTTTGCTATTTGAGCACGCAAAAGATTGTTTTGCTCTTTTAAATTTTCTAGTTTATCCGCTGCTTGAGCCTCTAGCTCATCATTTTTTAGTTTGGTGTTTCTTGTTTGCTCTTTTATGCCCTCAATGTTTGCATCCATTGCGGCTGCTTGCTTTTCAAGGTTTTTTAGTGATAACTCAAAGCTTAGGTCCTGTTGTGTTAGCTCAAGCCCAGTTTGCATTGCTGTGATCGTAAACTGCGTTGTGATTAGTGGTAGCATTTGAGAAAGCACATTTATTCTGTGCTGATTTGGTATCTCGTATTTCTCAAAACAATCATCAAGATACTTTAGTGTTTCTTGATATGGTGTATCTACTCCGATACTTAGCTTTAATAGCTCTCTCGTTCTTTCTAAATATGCGTTTTTAAAGTCCATTGTCTTTTCTCTCCAGTCTAGTTACTTTCATTCTCTGTAAATTTAGATCTGTTTTTATGTCACCTATGGCCGTTTTTAGCCCATTTGTTTCTATTGCACCAACTCTTGAACTAAGCGAGTTAATAGCGTTATTTAAATCACCCGATAAGCTTCTTAGGGCCCTATCTTCACTTTCTAGGTTACTGATCTTATTCGTAATTGTTTGTAGTTGTGTTTTTATTTCGTCAATCTCTGTGCCAAAATCTCGTTCAGCCATTACACTCTCCTTGCTCTATTTTCCCAACCTCGCTCGTATATGCCAAGTCGTGGATTTTTTCTTATTAGGTTTCGATAATAGGCGATTTCTGCCCTATCAAAATCAACATCAAAAGCTCGCTCGTTATAATTATTTAGTGCTCTTAACGTTTCTTGCCCCATTATGCCGTCGCATTGTAGCCCCAGCATATCCTGAAGCACACGTACGGCACTTTTTGTGCCAACATTGACCGCAAAACAAAAAAGCTCATTCTTTTTTATTTGACTATCCACACTATCTAAATTTAGGGTATCCCAATAATTGGTCTTATAAAAACTAGCCACCAAATTTACAAGCGTATCATCGTTATATAAAGCAATGCTAGCTTTTTTAAGATCGCCGTATGCGTTGATCGCTGTCTTTATTTGTTTCCACCCACTCCAGCTTGGATTTGCTACTTCGTAAATACCCATAAAAGTTAGCCCATTTTCTGTTGGGTTTTTATGTAAGGCATTTTCTGGACGGCTAAACTCTAAACTCATAAGCAAATTAAACGCTTGCATATAACTCATTTTTCATCCTTAAAATTGTAGTCTTGTGGCGGCTTTGGCGAATAATCATCATAATAGCCACCGCCTCCAAAGCTCTCTATTTTTTTGTCGATCGCTTTATCCACGACCGCGCTTATCCACGCGGTGCCACGCCACGCAAAAAAGCCACCAACCGCTAGGCTGATGCGATCCTCTTTTGTGAAAAAAAGTGCAATTTCATAAAAAATCCAGCAAATAAACATAGAACTTATCGTGCTAATAAATGAATTTATGATTGCTTTGCCACTATGTAATGGTTTTTGAGGGTCATTCGCAAGACTTAATATGCCACCAATAAGCCCAACAACCGCAACCCAAAAATAAAAGCCTAACTGGCTCAATAAGTCCTCCATTACCTCCGCCCCTCTTTAAAATTTGAATGTAAAAATATACATTATCACGACGGATAAAATTATCTCAAAAACAACCATTTTGTTAAACCAAAACGCTTTAGTTTTTTTTATGATCGCTTCCATTTACACACCCTCTTAAAAGTTCTTCGCACGTCAAAAAATAACCCATAAGCTCCTTTGCGCTCTCTAAATTTTCAGGGCTAAATTTTGGCTTTGTTGGCATTTTATCAATGCACGCCACTGGCACATACACATCTTGATATTGCGTTTTTACGATCACTTCAGGCTTTGCGCCACAACCGACCAAGCAAAACGCCACTATTAGGCTACTTACTATTAGCTTCATTGAGTAGCCTTTCATAAAAGGTTAATTTCTCCTCGCAGGCAGCGTCCTTGATAGGCACTGCCACACGCTCAATTTTAGTTACAACACGCTCTTTTATTTTGGCTTCGTCTTGTTTTGGCACGCTTAGGGCTTTTATAGTCGCATTTGTTAGCCCTATCTTTGCGTTGCAAGTGTCAAGATCGGCTTTCATTACTGCGTTATTTGCCTCTTTTAGTGCCAGTTTCGTTGTTAGCTCATCTATCTTATCCGCCGCTCTGCTATTTAGCCAGTAAAGCACACCAACGACAAAGCTCAAAAATAAGATAGCCGCCATATAAAATTTATCGCTCATATTGCACCCTCTTAAATGGATTTACACACCATACACTTTTTAAAAACGCCTTGTCGTCTGGCTGCATAAATATATCTTTGTTGTATTCGTTCATCTCTGCCACATCGAGCAGCTTCCAACCTACATAAATTCGGCAATAAAAACCACTTAAAAAGCCTTTGTAGCGGATAGTTTTGTAAAGTCCAAAACGAGTGCGCCCGTCTTTTAGTTTTAGTGTGACCTTGCAAAAGTCGCTCACTGCTCCGCCGTTGCTCGTGACTTTGATATTGCCTTGCACTCTTACGCTTGACGGCTCTATTTCGCTTACTTTTATGCCGTTTATTCTGCTTGAGAAGTAGCCTATGCGGTTACGATATAGCCATTTTAGGCGTGCAAGATATGTTTTATTTTTGCTGTTTGGGTAGTGTTTTTTACGCCAGCCACTATCGCCGTTTATGGCTGAATTTATGCCGTTATAGCTGTCGTTTGCGTCTTCAAACCACCTAAATATCTTTGGCAAATGCTCGCTTTGCTTGTCGCAAAAGAGTAGAGCTATCGGCACTATTAGCCAGCTTACAAGCTCGAGCGGTAGCTCAACGATTACTATGCAAAAGAGCTGTAAAAGCTCTCTAAATTTAAGCATTACTCATCCTTTTTATCTTTTGGCTTTTCTTGCTCTTTTGCTTTGTATGCTGGACACTTAGGGCAACCATCCCAAGTGCAGTTGCCGTCTTTATCGAGTTTTGATGCACAAACTTCGCATCTTTTTATTCTTATTCTCATTTTTTATCCTTTTGTGTTGGTCTAGTTTTTACAATATCCGTAAATTCATCGCCGCTCAAATACCAAAACGGCTTTTGCCCATCTTCGTATTGCATTTTGGCAAAGTCATCTGGATGGCTTGCCAAGTGGCTAAACACTCTTAAAATGTTTGTCATGTTGCTATTGTCCCACTGATCACACTTACGTGCTCTTAGAAAGATAATTATTGGACATAACAAAATGCCTATGACTATTGATAGTATGCAAATAATTACGCTACTCATTTTATCTCCTTATAGATGATCGGTCGGCGTTACCATTATCGGCTCGGTTTTTGTGTTTAGCTTTTCGCGCTCGGCGATCAATTCCTTATACTCTGCCCTTAGATTTTCAAGCACAGCGTTGTTGCCGATGATTAGTGCGTGACGGATGTAGTTTTCACACTCGGCTATATCACGCTCAAGCTCTGCTAGCTCCTCGGCTTGCTCGTTTACATCAGTGTGCAAAATCTCATCTAACTCGGTTTCATTTATCGGAGTTAGCCCTTTTTGCAGTGGTTGCTCGTTGTCCTCGTATGCATATATTTCGTTATTGTTGTCTTTATAGTATTTCATTTTTGCCTCCTTATCTAAGTTCAGACCATAATAGTATGTCAGTTCCATCATTACCTACTTTATATGTATGATTGTTTGGGATAATCAAGCTGTGACATACTGTAGTCCCTGATGAGGTCGAAAACGATACTCTTACACCATTTACATATATTGAAGTACTAGGGTCAGAACGACCGCTTAATGCCACACTAATTAATATAGGTCTGCCCGTTGTGTTTGTGTAGGTTACGCCACGCTTTCTTGTGCTAGTTAGGTCTTGCCATGCCTGCCCTACACCTAGCAGAAGCTGTGCTTTTAGGGCTTTGCTTACCGCTTTTTCGGTAACCGCTGTGTCTTCTTGCTCTGCGGTGATTGAGTTTTTTAACTTTACGATGCCTGCTTTTGTTTCGGTGGCAAGTTCTGGCAGGCTAGTTTTTAAAGCAAATTTATCATCGCTTTCAGTTTTAGAATAGCTGTCTATTTTTTCAGTTTTTTTTAGAAAGGTAGCGTTACATTCGATTTTACTATAAGCATCTATTTTGTCTACTTTTTTTAAGTATTTCGCATCACTTTCAATCTTAGAATAAGCCGTGCCTTTTAGTTCAAATTTAGCATCACTTTGTGATCTAGTGTAGGCATCTACTTCTTGCCCTGCCAAAAAATCTTTTATCGACATTGATTTTAATATGCCCTCATCAGAGTTGCGCACTAAAAAACGCCATTTATCGGCAGTTAGTGAGGCTTTTATTGTGCTTACTTCAGTTTTAGCCGGCTCGTTAATATAAATATTTGTAGCGTAAATATTGCCAGCAGCATTACGGCGGACTATTTTCCCACCTGTGTTATTTTCGCTAGCGTCCGTATTCTTTAAAACTCCTTGTGTTAGCGCATTTATCTTTGTGCTTGAATAGGTTGTTGTTGTACTTGCGCTATCATCATTTATTATCCCAGTTGTGCTTATGCTTTCAAGCGATCTTTTTAGCTCAAGTAGTGTTGTTTTTAGGGCATCTAGTTCTGCAAATTTAGCTTGCGAGTTTGCTATCGTATCAAGCGCCGTTTGCGTTCTTTGCTCTATTGGCTTGATGGTTTCTAAAATAGTTTTTGCCTCAGCTAAAAGTGCGCTTGTGCTATCTATTTTTTCTACATTACTCGAGATAAATGCAAAATTACTTAAGGCTGTGTTGTTTTTGCTGTCAAAATCTGCTTTTTTCTCGTCAAAATCTGCCTTGTCGTTTCTAAAGGCACTCATATTGGTATCAAAATTTTGTTTTTTCTCGTCAAAATCTGATTTTTTCAGATTTAAATCAGAGCTTATTGCTTCAACTGCATTTTTAACATCTTGCAAAGTCGCTATTTGCTCTTTTGTTAGAGTATTTGCGTCTTTTATTTCACTTATATTTATTTGGCTTATTGCTGTTTCTAGCTCAGTTATTTGAGAGAGCAAGAATTTTAATGCCTCTAGTGTTCTATTACCAAGCTTTAATTCTTCTATCGTTACCATTGTTTAGCCTTTATAGTTTCTTTGGCCTTTTTTAGTTCTTCAGCCAGTTTTGTAAAAAAACGCAAAAGATCTATCTTGCTTAAATCTTTTGCGTTTTTTAAAACCTTATAGAGATCATATTCGGTCATAGTCGCTCATTTCATTTGCGTTGTAGTCAGCTATCGCTTCAAGTGCTAGTGCACGATAGTAAGTGTCTTTATTTATTAAAAAAGCTACATAGTTGATCACTGCATAGCTCAAAGCTTCATCTATTTGTAGGTGCTCTTTTGGATTGCTAAAATTTGGTATATCTGGCACGCAAATAAAAGTATCTTCTTTTAAATTTCTATATGGTGTCTCTTCACTACCCACTCGCCTAATAAGGACGTTAGGTACGCACTTATCGCAGCAAAAAAGCATAGCTTCTAAGAATAGTGAGCTAAGCATATCATCAGCAGGGAGCTTGACCCCTGCTGTCGTTTTAAAGCTCAAATGTTTTTTGGCTTCAGTGCAAAGCATTACTAAGCCTTTAAGCCAACGCCTATTGCAAATGCGTCTGCGTTTCTTACTTCTAGGCAGCTTTCAGTGTAGTATCTCTTTTGGATAGCTGTTTTTGAAGTAGTCACGTCTTTTAACTCAGTTGGCACTAATAGACCATTTTTCATGTAGTCAAAATCTCCTGCGATGATACAATCACCCAAGCCGTATTTAGGGCTTAAAAAGCGGTGAAGTCTAAAATTTACTCTACCAAAGTCAGTGTCAAGGCTAACAACGCTTGAGTTAATGCTCTTTTCATTGCCAAACTGACGAGTAGCTATTTTATTGATAGCTGGCTTTAGATCAGCGCCTATGAAGACATCTTTTGGAGTTGTGCCTGCATCCCAAATATTTTGAAGTAGTTGAGATAGCACAGTTTCAGTTAGTGCTGCTGGAGTGCCTTTCCAATCGCCTGAGCTATCAAATGCCACAACGTTACCACGCTTGCCACTTGCAAACGCTGCTGAGCCTTTAGCCAAGAAGTAAAATAAGCCCGCCATTTCACCAGCTGCTGCGTCAGTTCTAACAGTTGGCGCTTTAAACACGCTCTTTTTAACATCAGCATCACGTCCAAGACCAAAGATAGCGTACTCCATATCTAGCTTATGCTCTTTTGCTCTTTTAGCTGTCTCGCGCTCTAACTCTTTACCGCCATAAGTTGCCACTGCTTGCATACTTCTTGAAACGCTAACGTTTGAAGTGAAAATTTGCACCGCATTTGAAGTCTTTTGTACGCTTGATTTGATCTGATCGTCAAAGTCAGATATTTCAAGTTGTGCGTTTTTCTTTGGGGCAGCCAAGCTGTCAGTTAGCCAAGAGTGCTCTATACCTTTTACACTTGAAGTGCCAATAAGGCTTAGCATAGGCGTCTCGTCAGCACCTATTAAAATTATTTTGTCATATACCGAAGGCTTGAAACCCAGTTGTAGTTATTGCCATTTCTTTGCTCCTTTTATGCAATTTAATGGCAATTTATCATTTGTAGCTGTGCCAAATCTACCCAATTTTGGCAAAAAAGAATAAATTTTGTTTAATTATAAAAAAGAGAGTAAGCCCTAAAGATAGGGCTTTTAATTATTATTTGAGTTTTTAGTAGATATATAACTAGTTTTTGCACCTTGACTAATTTTATTTTTAGTTAGCCTATTTACTGCTTTAGCTTTTACTCCGTCGCTTATATCTTTGTTTAATAAGACTTTCTCAACTAAGCCTACCTTGTCGCTACTTGTGTCTATTGCATCAAGTAGTTTAAGCTTTGGGTTTTCAAACTTCATAGGCTCTTTTAAGTTTCTATCAGAATAAAAGGTTATAATGTCATCATTAGCGGAGGTTGAAGTAATTGCGGAGTGTATCCCGCTTCCTCCGTTTTTATCCTTTATATCATTTATAACAAGCCTAAATCTCACACCATCTTTATCCTCCCAT